TGGATATCCATTAATATTTAAAAAAGTTCCGGCGCCACATAAAAAGAAACTTGGTAATTCAGGAACATCCGGCAACTGTTGGCCATCAGTAACTGATAACGCTATATAACCAACACCACCACTTACACCGATAGCAGTAGCAACTAAATCAACTAACTCTTGAATAGTAGCCGATTTTAAGTCAGTTCCTACGGTGTGAGGAAATAAATTTGTTAAACTTAACGCTTCGTCAGGAAGTTGGTCAACTCTTATCGTTGTAATTAATTCGGGATTTATTGCCATATTTTTATAATTTCATTATTTTTAATAATACCATGTAAGGTTGCATATTTTTATTAGTTCCATCAACTCCAGCAAAGCCTGAAAGTCCAACTGTTGCTTGTGATCCATCTGTTGGTTTAACTAATCTATAATCATTATCACCACCACTTGAACCACGTCTTGCTACATAATCTATTGAAGTTATGTCTACTCCTGTTTGCCCTCCATTATTAGGAGCAAACATCAAATGTTGATGATCAACTACAACAGCATTTTTAGAGCCTCCAATGGCTTTAATAACACTATAATTAGTGCCATAACCAACTGAAACTAATCCATCTAAATTTGGAGTTCCATTTTGACCATTACAAATAGCATAACCTTCGCATAATTCAACACCTAATCCTGTTTCATCAAAATTGTCATCTATATAAGCTTGTGAAACCCATAAATCTTTAATCTCAAATTGAAAAGCGTTTGCGTTTATATTTACAAAATCAACTAAATCTTGACCATTTATTTGTTGTAAATCAGTTCCGTTTTCAACTCCCATTTTAGAAGTTAAGTCTATTGTTCCTATTGGTAACTCACCAACTCGAATCGTGGTTATTTCTGATGGATTTATTGCCATTATTCTGTTGTTTTAATAATTAATGTTGCAGTTTCATCTGTTGTTATTATTACATTAGGATCACCATCGTTTAATACAAATTCACCTAATCCTCTTGTTTGTGGAATGCCATAACCAACCATTGAACCACTAAAGGTTAAAAAGTCATCAACTGCCGAAGCCTCCGAAAGTTCTGTAATATAGCATTTACCATAATCAACTGTTGGAAATATAGTGCCTTGTATTTTCCAATCTAAAAGCATTTTTTGTCGTTTCAACAGCTTTAGTTTATCGTAAGATGCAATGGTAAAAGTTCCACCTGCTACAACTGTATTTATTTGTATTCCTTCAAATGATATACTATAACCTTGCATCATAGGTCTTGAAGTATTCCATCCATTGTTATCTCTTGTTGTAGTGGATAACATTTCCGCAGTTTCAGATATTGAATTACTTGTTAAACAACCTATTGGCAACCAGTTACCTTGTTGCTTTATATATAAAATTCTATCGTTGCCATTGTAATATTCCATATAGTAACTTTTACAAATACAAATATATAATAAAATATCGTGTTATTTATAATCAGTCTAAATTATTTTTATATATTTGTACTTATTAAAACTACTTTAATGGCAAAGAATAGAATAGCGTTAGCTTGGGATGCACTTACAGGCTCAAATAAAAACCTTTTTAACCAAAGTATATATAAATTAGTAGGAGGTTTAACTTCTACCTACAATGCTACTTTAGAAACTTTAATAATAAGAGGTTATGGCGAAAATCCCGATGTAAACGCAATCGTAAATCAACAAGCATCAAAAACAACATCCGTTCCTTATTATATTAAAATAATAAATGATGATGATGCTTATAAAAAGTTAAAAAAATATCCTAACAATCCAACATTTCAACAAAAGTTAGCAATTAGCAAACTTAAAAAGAAAGCATACGATACCGATACCGAGTTACCTATGCCACTTGAAAGGCCTAATGTTAATCAAAGTTGGAACGATATTTTTTTCCTTTACAAAGTATATCTTAAAGTTTGCGGAAATGTTTATTTTTATAAGCAAACTGTTTCTGAAGGAGCGAATGCCGGAAAGCCATTACAACTTTATATTTTACCTTCTCATTGGATGCAAATTGTATTGAAACCAAATGCCTCTTTAATGAGTCTTGAAAATCCCATTGACTATTATATTATGCAACAAGGGAATCAATTAATAAAGTTTCCTGCTGAAAATATAATCCATATTAAACGATCTAATCCGTTTTATGATAATAGTGGTTCACATCTTTATGGTTATAGTGAATTAATGGCAGCTATTAGAAACATAAATAGTTCTAATAACGGAATAGATAATAATTCTAAAACAATGCTTAACAGCGGTGTTTATGGATTTATTCACGCTGGTGATGGATCAACACCATTAACAGCAGAACAAGGCCAATCTTTAAAGGATAGACTTGTTGAAATGGATAATGATAGCACCCGACTTTCAAACATTGCCGGAGCATCTGCAAAATTAGGATTTACACGAATTTCACTTACAACCGATGAACTTAAGCCTTTTGACTATTTAAGTTACGATAGACGAACTTTAGCGAATTGCCTTAACTGGAATGTAGATTTATTAAATGAAGAAAAGAACGGCAGCGGATTTGGAGTTGATACAATGAATGAAGCTCGTAAACGAGTTGTAACTGATAATATCAAACCGGATTTAGATTTGTTAGCTGAATATCTTAATTTAGAATTTATACAAAAATTCAAAGGTTACGAAGATGCTTATATTGAATGGGATATTTCAGAACTACCGGAAATGCAAACTGATATGGAAACCATGTCTAAATGGGTAAATAGTGTTCCTTTAACATTAAACGAAAGACGGGAAGTATTCAACTATGAGGAAATTGATGATGAAATGATGAATGAGATTTATATCCCTACCGGAATAGTCAACTTAAACGATCCAACACTTAACACGTTAATGGATGGACAAACTACGTTATAGACAAGAAGTACAAGCTTATAGAATAGTTAGAAGGAATGTTATTAAAATAGTTAATGCTATTCCATTTAACAATATGTCAAAGCTAACTTATGAAGCTTTAATTAATTCAAACGTTACCCAAAATCAAATAAAGGATATGTATAAAGAGATTTATACTACTTTAGGCAATCCACAATATAAACGTATTAAAAGAAGCATAAAAGCTGAATTAGACTTTGAAACAATCATAGCCAACTGGCTTAACTCAAATATGGGTTTACGCATTGTTTCAGTTCATCAAACGTTAATTGATGCAATCGTTGCTGTTATTGCTCAAGGTTATCAAAATAATTTATCAGTTGAAGATATTACTCGAAATTTGCAAAAAAAGTTTGGATGGTATAAATATCAAGCTTTAAGAATAGCACGAACTGAAACTACAACTGCAACTAATTTCGCTACTGTTGTAGCTGCACAAAACTCCGATTTTGTATTAGAGAAAACTTGGATAAGTGTTCAAGATAACAGAACCCGCAGACCTCCTAAATCAATTTATGACCATTTAGATATGAACGGAGTAAAAGTCGGTCTTAATCAGCCATTTTTTACAAGTGGCGAAGAAATAATGTATCCTGGTGATCCAAATGCAAAGGCAGGAAATGTAATTAACTGCCGATGCAAAGTGGTGTTTACTGTTAAAGAAGATGAAAACGGATTACCAATAAGAAAAACTATCCTTTAATAGTTGGCTTAATTGTATTATTTCCATAATCAGGACTTATCGTATATTGAATGTCTGCAATGTCAGTATTATAAAACTCCAATAACTTAACTTGTGATTTATTAGTTTTATAATCATAATCATATTCTATTGGCATAAATAATCCCGATATATTATCAATGGTTATAACTGACATATAAGGTATTTGACCGAATATAGAACCCGAAAATACTTTTATAGGATTTGATTGTATTCTTAAATCATCCATAGCTGAAATTCCTAATAAAGGCAAATTTTCAAATTTATCTTTACGTGTCCAAAAATCAGTTAATTCTACTAAATCTTCTTTATAAATTGAACCTATTAAAGTTGATATTCCATCGCCATTAAATACTTTTTGATTTTCTTTAGTTATTGAACTTGGCGGCTCTGAACGAGTAACTGTGTGAAATTCGCCAACTATACCTGATTTAGCATTTTCATTATTTAAAAGCTGTACATAAGTGAAATTTGATAATCCTACTCTTTTATTTAATGGCGGTGCATAAATATATATTTTAGGACCATATATTGTTATTGTAACATCGCAATTATCAATCAAAGGAGGTAATACTAATTCATAATTTAAGAATCTCTCTGTTAAACTATAACCACCAAAATTAAAACTTCTTTTTGAGTTAGTTGTAGTCCATTCGTTATTCATATTTAAATAATAACCATCGCTTGTGGATATTTGAAATATAAATAATTGTTTGGTGTTTTTACTTGACAATTTTAATCTAAAACTTAAAATTTCATCTTGAGTAAATGCAGCAGGTGTTGAAGTAATAACTTCATAAACTCCTGTATATTGATCTGCACGAATTCTTAATCCAGAAGTTGTGCCATCATTAAGAATAGATAAAACTATTTTATCATCTTCTATTATTGGCAAAGCTGGATTTACTGTCCAATCCTCAAAAACCAAATCTTCATTATGATTTAAATTTGGATTTAAAACTGATCCCTCTAAAAAGCCATATTGATAATTTAATCGATATGCTGATATTGCTCCTTTAACTTCGATTTGTTGATTGCCATCACAATGGTGAGGATAAAAGTTATTTATTTGACTTCCTAAAACAGCATTTAAATTTTTTGTAAAAGTTGTGTTAGTATCTTGATTTATAAAAGTAGTGTAACCATTTAATTGTAAATCGTTAGGTCTATAAATCCACCAATTAGCATCCTGTTGTGTTATAACTGCTGAAAATAAATTTAACATCGAAGTTAATACCTCATTGCAGTCCATTATAACAGGATCATTTTCGGATTTTATAAATCTATCTGCACTAACATAAATATCTTTTAAAATATTAGTTCCGGCATAATCTACATAAGTTACTTCTGTACTGGTATTAATTGTTAATGATAATCTCGTTCTATCTAAACAACCTTTTATAACATCATAAACCGACATTTTACCTGTAAACCTTAAACCATTACTTTGAACAAAAGATAAGTCTTTTAAAGCACCTAAAACATCATTACTTTCAATATTAACATACCAAGCATCGTTAACATAACTTTGTTGGCATCCATCCGGTTTTATATATCCTTCAAATATAGTTTGAGTTCCTTTTAATAATTCAGTCTTATAGGTAAATTCATCTTCAAGTAAAAACTCATCAAAGGTTAATGTTTGATTTGCCTCTAAAGATAATTCTAAAGCTGTGCCTCTAATTGGAGTTAATATAGTATCAACACTTGACTTTTTAAGTGTAAATGTTCCAAAGATTTCACTTGAACTTCCTAAATAATTGCTTTTATAAATATTTAGTGTATAATCATCAAAATATAAATAATACTTTAAATTAATTCCAAATGGCTCAACATCTTCAGTAGTTATTGTAATGCTGTCGTTAATATCACCATCAATGGTAACAATAGCATCCGCTTGTATTAAAACTTCAATAGTGTTATTAACTAAACTATAACTTATTAAATCATTAATATAGTTTTCACGCAAAAAACTTAATGTAATTTGTAAAGTTTCATCTAAAGAAGTTCCTATTGGAAGTTCGTAAAATTCTACTGGTGTATCGCCATTGGGAATAAAATTAACTTTACATTCGTTATAACCATTAGAGTAATAAATATCAAAGCCATCTACTTGAATAGAATATAAAAATCCTTGACCTGTTGTTATTGGTTGTGCGCTAAAATCTATTATTATTTTTTTTGCCATTATCCTAAACCTAAAGTCCCTCCTAATCTTCTATTAGCATTAATTGTATTGCTCAAAACTCCAATAAGTTTTTGTCCTGATATCTCAAATACTACTGTTCCACCGCCACCGCCACCACTAAATCCACTTGATGAAAAACTTTGATTGTTTGCACCTGATCCAGATGAATTTGAAGCACGACCAGCACCGCCCATTGAATTACCTATTGAAGATGATTTAGAAGCAAAAAATGAACCTAAAGCAATTAAAGCAACACCCGCACCAATAGCAGCATAAGGATTTAAAGTTTTTAAAGCTGCCTTTATTCCTAATAAACCAACACCAACTGAAATTGCCATTTTACCAATTTCAATTAAAATACCTCCTAAAGAACTTAAAAGAGTTTTACCAACTGCACTTAATACATTGTCAGCTGTTGCAAGTGCTGATCCGATTGCGTTTCCTAATCCGGCAAAAGTATCAGCAATAGAAGTATTTATTATTTCAGTTGCTGAATCATTAAATTTTAAAAGTGCTTCAGCCATTAAAATAGCATTCTCATTAATAAGGCCTGGTATTTGAACTAAAGATGATTTTATTACACCTGGCAACTCCTTAATCTTATTTCCAAACTCATCAACTTGACCATTAAAAACAGCTATTCCTTTAACATCAAATAAAGGAGCGGGAGTTATTGCATTTGTTACTCCTGTAACTTGTGGAGTGTTAAATGTTTGTTTAACAGCTTTAGCTTTATCTGTTAAAAGTAAAATAGCGTCTTTAGTAGCTTTATTTTCTCTTGTTGAATATTTTTCTGATTCTTTATCTAAATCCCTTATTGATTTTTGAGTTTCTTTATATTGGTCTGTTAAAGATTGTAAATTTATTTTAGAAAATTCAGCAAAAGAAATTCCTTCTATCATTCCATTTTTTCCCCTTTTAGCAATTTGGTTTTGTATATACAATTGTTGCTTTTGTATATCTAAAATGTTTTGCTCTCTTTGCTGCTCTAATTCAAGTCTTTTTGCCGCTAATTCTCCAAGTTTTCCAGCTAATGCTGTGGCTGTAGCTCTCGCTATTAATGCTTTTGAAAGATCTTTTATAGTTCCTGTTACATTTCCGTTTAATATTTGCTCTTGTTTTAAATTACCAAAATAAGCAGGGAAAGTATCTTGTAATTGTTTTACAGCTAATAATCTTTGTTGTCTGCTTAATGTATCATCTTGTGCTACTGATACTAATGCTTTCATATTAGCTATTTCGCTACCGCTGTTTTTTGCAGCTTCTTCATTTACTTTTTGCATTCCTCTGCCAAACTCATCAAAGTTTCCTCTGAGTTTATCAATAACATCGCCAACACTTAATCCGCTTTGAGCCATATAGGTCAATCCGGTAGTAAGTAAAGAAACACCTAATAAGATTCCACCAGGTCCAGCAATAGAACTTGCTAAAGCTTTTAACGCTCCGCCTGTGCTTCCTGTTTGTGCTTTTAATGAACTAAATGCTTCAGCAGTTGCAGTAATGTTGTTTCCAATACCAATAATACCAAATGGAGCATCCTGCGCTATTCTACTAAACTGCGTTAATGTATTACCCGCATTGGCAACCTTTGGCGATGCGGATGCAAAAGTTTGTCCTGTATCTTTTACAGCAGTTTTAAGGCTGTTTAAACTTGCCTTTGCATCTTTTATTTGATTGTTGATTTCAGTTGTATCTAAACCAACTTTTAACCTATCAAGTTTAATCTTTGACAGTTCTTTTATATCAAACTCAACCTCTTTGATTTTCTTTTCAAAGTCGGTAATGTCTGCTCCAATCTCAACTGATAATTTACCTCCTGCCATTATGCTTTTATTTTTTCTTGATATTTTCTAAATTCATTCATAAACCTTTCTTTCATCTCATCTGTTACACCTGACCTAACTTGCTTTTCATTATTCAAAGGTAAAAACGCTTCCTTACGTTTAACCATCTTTTTAGGATCTTGATGCGGTGCAATGTAACTGGTCCACATTAACTCTCTTAACTTTTGCCAATCGTATAAATCAATCCTTTTATATGCAAAAAGTCGAATTTGAAACTCCGCCCACGTCATATCGTAAACCGCTTCCAAACTCGACATTTTTAATTCACCAATGGCAAAAGAAATTACATCCTCGCTCCAGTTTATTTTTTCGTTACTATTTTTTTTTT